TCTCCTAGGATATCCGGATCAAAACGAAGGGCTTTCTTCTGTGCTGCGGTCAAAGCAGCGATTGTTACACCCGCACTCGAAAATGGAGTGGAGGTTGTAGCAGCCGGAAAGTTGAACTCGCCGGCGGAACTGGAGTCTGGATTGGCATCAGCCGCTGCAACCAGTGCTCCGATGGAGCCAGTCGGTGAAGCATAGTGGTTGGAAAGGTTGTAGAAACCACCACCCTCTTCAGTGACATCAGAAACACCACCTGTGATCTGTGAAGCAATTGCTCCACCACCATAGAGAGAGTCGCCAGCATCGAGACCAGAGATAGAAGTCGTGTAGGTGAAATCCAAGAAGAAGATCAGCCCAGACGGCAAACTCATTGGTTGAACGCTGACGATATCGTTAGCGAGAAGCCCACCGAATACTCGACGGACGAGTGGGAATGCGACAGACGCGAAGCCTTCCACATCACCAGCAGCCATCGAAGAAGCTTCTTTCAGAAGCTGTGAGGCTTGGTTTTCGAGGAGTCGTGCCATGCCGTTACGGCTGGGGTCTCCCTCAAGACCTTCCAGAAGACCAGTCTTTTCCCACTTGGAGAGAAGAGCATCGCCCTCTTTTTGGAGGTCACGAGACCGAATTCCTTCGGTCAGTTTGTTTAAAATAGACATTGTTAATTGTCCTCCTTTTTATTTGTTTTTGATTCCTGCCAATTTTTGGAAACGATTCTTCACAACACTTTCGTGCTTTGAATTCTCCCTTCTTCGTCTTGGCACATTTAGCGATGGTCGACTGATTGCTTCGTTCAGCGATTTTGGAGCCTTCCTTATGGATGGTCCCGCTGCACTCTGAAGGGTCTCAAATATAACCTTCGCTTCTTCTACAGAATCTGCATTTTGGATGGACTCGACAATTCTATTTTTTTGCCGCTCATTCAAGGAGGCACTCGTCAATGTCTGATTCGTGTAAAGTTGTTTTGCATTTGAAAGGATTGACTCATCGAGCTTGCCCTTTAATGCATAAATTAATTCTTTTAGTTTTCTGTTCTCGTCTTCCAATTTCTTGGATTCGTTAACTGAAAGTCTTTCGCCGGCGTCTTGAAGAGCTTCGATCTCTTCCTTGGCTTCTGTGCCAGAACGACGAGCAAGCTCTTGCTCTTCCGCATGAGCCATAGCTGATGCAGGTGTTCCTGCCCAGCCGCTCTTCTGTGGGCTGATGTCGACAACAAGCTCTTCGACGATTTCTCTAACCATATCTTCATCGAGTTCGATGTCTTCGTCAATGCTCTCGGCAGTAACACCAGCCATTCCAACCTGACCCATTCGCGGGGTCTCAGATCGACCGCGGAGCGGCCCTTCTGCTGGTGGCATACTCGCCAGATAAGCTTCAACCTTTGCCTTGAGGGCCACAAGCTCCTCTGCCTCTAATTCAGCAATTGCAGCATCCATTCCTGCCGCTGCGGTGCCCGGAAAGCTTTCCTTAAGTTTGCCCTCGGCAGTGACGCCGGCCATTCTAACTCCACCCATTCGTGGGGTTTCGATGCGGCTGGTTGAGGGCCCTCTTGCTGGTGGCCGTTCCATTATATAAGCTTCGATTTTAGCTTTAAGTGCCTCAAGCTCCTCTGCTTCCATTTCAGCAATAGCAGCATCCATTCCTGCTGCCGCAGAACCTGGTAAATTTATCTCATCGAGTTCGTCTTCAAAAACGAGTTCAATTTCTTCTTCAAGCATAAGATCTTCCTCCTCGGGTTCGGCGCCAAACTCTCCAGCCAAAGCACCCTGCTCCATTGGCTCGCCTTCAGGCATAGCATCGCTCATTGCTTTAAGATCGTCAAGTGAAAGTTCCCACTCAACTTCTTCTTCTGCATCGGGGCAGCCACAAAGTTCTTCTCCTTCGGCGGCAGCAAGAACAGGCTCTGAGGCCTCCTCTTCTGGGGTGACAATTTCCTCTTCGGGAAATCCTATCTCTGCTTCGAGCATGACATCGATTGCGCCCTTAACTTCGTCCGAATACCTTTCAAGGACGGCGGTTTCAGCATTTTTGAGTGCAGCCTCTCTAAGGGCTTTGGCATCAATAATGGCTTGTTCCAAAATGTTATACATAGTTTTTGTTCCTTAAGTACATAACTTCACAAATAAATAGTAACAGCGTTCGTAAAACACCCCTTATTGGCCAAATTGCTTTTCTTGCTCTCTATGAATCTTCTGAATTGTTCTTTTTTTATTCTTTTCTTCTAATCTTCGCTTTTTGGAGGGCTTCACAAAATATTGTCTTTCTCTTACTTGCTCAACTATTCTTTCCTTTTTGCACTTCTTAAGGAACCTTTTTATAGTTCGCATTGGATCCTCGTTGGGACGAGGGGTAACTGTGACATGAGAGGGGCGTCTGCTTTTTGGCACATGTGCTTTTACAACTTTTTTATTTCCATCTCGTTTTTCATAATTTCGATAACTATTCTTACCGTGCTTGGTGTTCCTTTTATAGGCCATTATTTCCTCTTGGTTGTGCTATGGTGTTGTGTGTCCGGAACCAGTTAAGACAAACATGCTTCCAGTTGGGATCTGAGTCAGTTCTGCAAATACTTCATATCCGCTGGCACCTTGCGGTGCTGATATCCACATTTCTTTGCACTTCACATTGAAAGTGATAGAATCATTATCATTGTTTGTGGAGATATAATGATGTCCGTCGACGACATCACCAGAGGCTGTCGCTGCAAAGTGTACTCTAATGGGAAGTGAGCCCGATTGTATCACGGTGATGCTCTTCGTTACCCTAGGGAAAGAAATCTTCTTCTCTGGTTCACCGTCTGGACCCGGCAGAGCAGATCCAGTAATCCAAGGCCAGCCGGATGACTGGTATGATCCGACATTGTTAAGGCCGACACTGTATCTTCCAAGTATTGGCTGTCCAGTTTTTGCATCAGTTGCCATTTTTTATTTCCTTATTATAGCTCAAACTTATAAATTCTTAAAATGTGCTGCACGCGGCATAGCAATCGGTGTTAGCATTGCTGCCAACGAAGGCAACACGATCAATTCCGAGTATCTCATACGTTCGATATTCTCTTTCGTCCGGAGTTAGCAGCGCTGCATCTGAATGGCCAGAGTCTGCCGGAGCGGGTATAGTAACTGGGTCGGGCGCGGTGTTGGCACCAACCGGTACATGCGATTGTGGGAGTTCAAACCATCTCTGAAAAGCGTGGCAATATCCATACACTTTTATGGTTCCGGGTGGGTCGCCGGCATCATTGTCTTCTGTTAGTACATGCAAGTATCTTTGATTTTCAGTGGAATAGCCTGTGGTTGTTGCTGTGATGCCAAGCAAATCCCCAGCACTACTTAATGTGACCGCACCGCCCTGTACACCCGTTAAGTTTTTTGGTCCGCGGGTGCGACCCCAACTATTGTGGCCGCCAAAAATTGGTTGTCCGGTTTTTGCATCAGTTGCCATTATTTAATTCCCTTCTTTCATTAAATAGTATCAGCTATATTAAAGCTTTCCATTTGTGTCCGCCAATTCCAAGAATTCCTGAAATGTCCACTCCCGGATCACCGGATGCAACGCCGCCCAATGGACTAGCGGCCTGCGATTCGGGAGATTGCTGAGTTGGCGCCGGCGATGTTCCTTCGAACAAATCGACTCCGCCATAAGAATCTTTCCCAATTGCATCGAGAAGTTTCTTTCTATTTTCTTTTGCTTGTGCAGTTCTTTCCCGTCTCGCTTCTTGTATCACGGGGGTTCGCTCTGGTGCGGGGGCTGCCTCGGTTATAACTGGAGACATTCCCTTCATCACTTCAGAAATCACATTTGACAGAAGACCCTCTTCGATAAGGGCTTCTGTGATGCACTCTTTAACGAGTGGCTTGATTATGTTTTTTAATTCTGATCTTTTCACTCTGCTGCCTTTCTTAGTGGTTTCGAAACATTGATTTTTCCTATGGCTAGTGGCTCTAGGGCTGCCGGAAGTTCTCCGCCGGTAGCGATGGGCCCAGCTTTGTCAGCCTGTGGCATCATTTCTCGCTCTGTTGCGCCGGAAATCGGTTTACTTTCTGATTGAAGTACTTCTATGTTTGGCCAAATAATTCTTTCCGTTAAGGGCTTATGCACTAATGCCTGTCCCATTTGCTTGAATTCTTGTAGGCCTACAAGGTATGCTCGGAGCTTTTCTGCTGATGCTGGATCTTTCGAAAGAACTGACTGAACATAATTTAAAATAGTGGACTTGTCGGCAGCGAACAAGTTAATTCCGCCGCCTTCCGCGGATGGTACCTTCTTCAACTTTGAAAAAATAGCAGCCTGCACTGCCTTCAAGACATCTGTCGGATCCAAGCCTTCCTTTGAGATGTTCCAAGTATGAATTCCTGCATTAGGGTTGCAGCAGTATAAAGATGACCATCGATGGTGACCATCGATGACAAATTTGCCGCCAAAAGTAATAATTGCATCGTTGCCCGGTGGGCCCACATTAAATGGGCCATTGCTGGAGTTATATTTTATAAAAGTTTCTGGATTCTGTAAGGAAAATTTTAAAGATTTAGATACAACTACTTCATTTTGTGTAGGGCGGAGATCTCTGCATATTGATGTTGATTGCTTCACTATAAACTTATCATCCTCAGAATCTCCATCAAATTCTTCAAGTCCTCCTAAAATAATGGCTTGGTATGGCTTAAGTTGCATCTTGTTAATAAAAGATGGAAGATCGAGTTCCATCGGATTCGAAAATGATGAGGGGTCTCCCTCCTCATTCACGAACTTCCGCCAGTTCTCGAAGATTAGTTTGCTGTCTTTAAAACTTGAATAACTCATTTTTTTAGTCCCTTAAGATGTCATTAAGCAAACGATTGATCTTGTCTGCCTTTGTAAAAATGTTTGGCTCTTTATTCTCTTTTACCATAAAGGCACCAGTAGTTGATGGCTCTGAAACAAAATCAAAACAAATTAGTTGGAAGTCGTCTTCCACAATAGTGTTGCCCATCTCTTCTTTCACAGAGCCAAGTCCACGAGAAGAGATGCCGAGGGAGACACCTGCTTTGGCAAGTGATTTAAGAACTTGGCCAGATGGAGTATCGAGAACCTGAACCTTGCCCATTACATCGTCACCATTCCACCAGATATCGGTGACGAGATGAGATGCGTTTTTTAAGTTGATAACTGAATCGTCTGGGTGGTCTAGTTCTCCAAGTGCTCGTCTTTCTTTGACGAGCTTATGGTAGTTCTCGATCTCTCTTTGAAGAACCTTTTTGCCATAAATGCGACCATTGCCGTTACGAGCATCTGCTCTCTGCATAACACCAGTCATATAGAAAGCCTTGCCGTCAGCCATATCACGCTTCTCTTCTTCGGTCAAGAGATCTTGACAGACTCCTCCATCGCAGAGAGCATAGTATTCGGTTAGGACCATTTTGTTAGACATTATCGGTTGTATCCTCTTGTGATTTTCATTTTATTTCTCCTATAAAATCTCTCAATCAACTTGTTCCCCGCGAGGCAAATCAACCGACCCACCTTCTGCCCCTCTAAACGCGGCTAGCTGGCCTTCCAAAGTTGAGATGTTCCATTCCAGTTGCTCTTGATACTTTCCCCGGGCTTGGATATCCTCATCATCCATGTACCGATCCCATCGCGGAGCATTGGCATCAAGCCAATAGAGTGTTTTTGGGCCATCTGGCTTGCCATCCTTGGTTTCCGCCCAGTTCCGACGGGTGCCGGGTGTGCCATCGGGATGCATCCCGTATAGCTTCTTTTTGATGCCATCAATGTGCAGATCTCTGCCTGTTTTGGGCTCTTCCCAATATCGAATAGGAGCATCGGCAACCTTGGCTCTAAACTCAGGATTGGGTACATTTTCACCCAGAACCCTCGAAAGCTCCTCTTTGATAATCTGTTTAAGTTTAGATTTTGTAATCTTCATCTATTTGATTTCCTTAAAAAATAAAAAGCGGGCGCAACCCGCACGAGCTAAGAGCCTTTACAACAGCGGCGAACTGGTGGAATGTTCATTCTTCGCATTTTCTTCTCCTGAAAGTTGAATGTTGAGCCCACAATCTCCAAAAATCATGTTGAAAACATAAGATGTTCCCGAACTTACACAGCCCAAAACAAAATAGTTAGCGACAGTATGCTCGAAAGTAAATAGTTCTGTCCAACCGTTTATTCCGCACAAAAAAACACCCACCCAAAAACCTATACACATCGGACAATGGAAGAAGTGATGTTTGGGACGAATCTTGTTGAAGATGAAGCCGTAACACAATAGTTGCGTCATCCCATAGGCGGCGAGCACAAAATATAAAAGTTCCAATTTGGCCTCTATTCCTGATAAGTGTAAGACATCCAGTGGTGAGCATTGCCAGGCATCGGGTTCAAGGATCCTTTCTTGTCGTCGTGTGGGATTTCACCAAGCTCTGTGGATTCTTCGTCATTTGGATCGACGAATCGATCAGAAACCATATCTTCAAATTTTTCTACGAACTCAAAGTAAGGTCGCTCTTCGTCCATCCACTTCTGGAGATTTAGGATCGTCATCTTGACTGTATCGAAATTATCGCTCTTAAGAAGGCGGGCTTCGAGTGAGCCATAAATAGAGCCGGCTTGTACAGAACCAATCTCAATAAGGCCTTTGGTGGCTAGGAACTTAAACAACCGGTTTTCAGTTCCATAAATCATATCGGACATCAAATCCTTCGGGAAAGCAACGACCTTCATTTTCTTGGGCATAACAATGATGTCCACCTCTGTGTGGTCCATTATCATGTAATCGCCATCCATAGTGCGACGAATGACAAGTTCGATCTTTGCAGCAACGGGGGAAGGCTTTTCTTCTTTAGCTTGGTCTCCTATAATAACTCTTACTGTCATTAAAGTACGATCTCCCTAGTTAATGCCTGAATCTTAAGAACCTGATGAATCATTTTGTCGTCGACCGGTTGATCCCTGAAAGACTCCATTCTTTCAGAAACGGATGCAACCTTTCGTTGCATTTCTTTGTCATCCTTGATGTCCTTTGCTTCAGTCATTTTTTTGACTTCTTCCTTTAATCTGTGAAGCTCCTCGTTTAAATAGGCTTTAAACTCCAAACTATTGTCACCAAATAAAGTAATATACTTTCCAATTAAGGCTTTCTGGTTTTCGTCAAGCTCTTCTCCGTACTTGGTGTTAAAGTTCTCAACAACCTTCTTATAAACCAAGTCGTCAATATGTGGCATGCTCTTGCTATCAACAACTTCATCTGGCTTTGAAACTATGCCTTTAATGATTGTCCTCTCCAATAGAACCTTGTGCTTTACTCCTATCTCTGTGCCGAAAATCTGAGAGATTGTTGCTAGGTTGCGGTAGTTGGGAACGAAATTGGAGTAAATGTCTTTACCAAACTTTTTGTTGATCAAGTCAATGAGTCGAGTTTGTGACTCAAAGATTTTCTCTTTGTCGAGAGAATCGTATTCTTTCTTTGTCTCCTGAATAAGGCGTTCTGCAAAATAAAGATCAGCACCGTGGGATTCGCCAAGCAATTTGTAGAGTTCAAGCTCTTGTCGAAGAACCTTTCCCTTGCTAAAGAATTCTTTCATTAGCACAAGAATTGAATTTTTCTTCTCAAGATCTTTTTCGACAATCGATTTTGCGACCTCTTTAGTTAGAACCTCGTAAAGAAAGGCAGTGTTACGCTTTTTATTGTGCTTTAGTCTCATTCTTTTTTTAACTCCGATCTTTCCAGTTCTTTAATAAGCCTCTTGGCCTCTCTGCTTGTTTTAAGAAGTTTTAATTCTTCTTTAGAAAATGTCTCTCCATAAATAGTTTGTTGCTCTTCGAACAACCCTTTGGCGAGTGGCTTTAGGCCAGTTGCACCTTCATAGCCAGGATAAATAGAGCGAGCAGTTCCTATTTCTGGGCCGGCGGCGGCCCCATAGTTCTTCTTGCGCGGGCCTCTTGACAGCCGGCCGTCTGCTGGAACATGTTTGTATGCAGCCTTCTTTCGAATACGATCTTTGCGTCGAATGTCTGCGGGGGAATCTTCTCGTCGACCAGGAGCAGCCAATAGGACATCTTCTTCTCCGCCGGCTTCTTCGCCTCCGCCAAGGTCTTCGCCACCGAGATCCTCTCCTCCGAGTTCGTCTCCGCCGAGATCTTCGCCTCCTAGTTCTTCGCCCCCTAGTTCTTCGCCGCCTAGGCCCTCTTCTCCTCCAAGGCCGCCGGTCATTGCTCCTGCTGCCATCTCTTGCTCGGCTTCTGCGGTTGCTGCGAGGTTTGCATCAAACTTCTTGTCGTAGAAGAGTTCGCGTTGGTTACGTAGGAATTCTTCGTGAGACATGCCGAACAGATGCTCTGCAACCCAACGACGAGAGAAGAAGCCTTCGTTTGCAGCACCTGCCACACTAAACTTCTTATCCCATCGTTCAAGTTCTTGCAGTTCTGCGATAATGGATGGGTTGTTTAGATGTAGTTTAAATCCAAGCAAGTCTTCGCCGTTATAACCAATGGTGTAAAGATGAATAATGCCGATCTTTTCGAGTTCGGAAACAACTGCTCGCTGTAGTCTTTGAATGGTTCGAGCGAAACGAATGTCTTTTTGGGCGAGAGTTGTCTTGTCTTCCTCTGCGCCGGCTTCGTTTGTAAGATAGGATGCAGGAATTTTCAATGCCGAAAATAGTTTATCTCTTAAGTATTTTACATCATCAATGTCGCCAGTTCTGGATCCGCCGGCCAGGGCAGAGATCTCTGTTGCAGAGCCGCCTCGAACTGGAATGAAATAGTCTTCCTCTATAGAAAGAGGATTATAGCGAAGATCGACTCGGCCGTTAGAGGGGTCGACAATAGAATTTCTCTTCATCGACGAAATGACTTTTTGCATATATTGTTCTACTTCGTTTGGCGGGATCTGTCCAACATCAATTTTGAACACTCTTCTTTCTGGCGCCCTGACGATTCGATAAGCCATCATAGCATCTTCAAGAAGAACCAACTGGCGCCAGATACGGCGAGCGGCTTCAAGCACTGATGTTCCGTAAGGAGAGAATTTGTCGTTGCCGAGGATGCGGAAGTGGCCAACCTGCCAGTTCTCGAAAGTCATGCCGGCTGTGTTCCATTGATACTGGATGTAGTTTGGGTTCGACTTATCTTCTCCCTCTAGCCTCTCAACTTCGTTAGATGGCATGCCTATCGTGCTGGTAATGCCTTCCTTTTCGTCCAAATCGAGATAAAGAAAGAAGTCGCCGTACTTGCACATCGAGCGACACCAACCAAAGAGGTTGTGCTCGACATTCATAATATCGTGATAAAGGGATTGAAGGACTGCTTTGATTTCTTCGTTCGGGCAAGCAACATTTAACATTGGCGACAGAGAGGAGTGTGTGGTCATCTCATCTGCATAAATGTCGAGAGCAGAAGCTATCTCTGGTGTGTATTCCATTTGATCAAAATCAACATACCGTTCGGCCCTGTTGTGTTGAGCCATAATGGTCAACTGAGTAGTATTTATTTCACTGTAACGAGTTCTCTTAAACTCCTGACCGCTTGCCGACTTAAAACGAGAAGAGTACTTGTCCATCTGTGAGCGTCGAAGCTTCCTTCCAGCTTGTGTTCTCCGAGAAACAATCGGCCCAGAAAAGATCTTTGTTAAGGTCCTAAATAATTCTGATGATGGGTTTCTTGGGTTTTTTGTATTCTTAGCCATTTATTTATCCTTTAATCAGCCATATGAAATCTTGGTATTGTTGTTGCTGTTCTTCCAGTTTTGCAGCATTGTCTATTTTGTGACCCCTCATGCCAGGAATGGTCGTGCTTAAGGTGTTGCTATAAGATGTTATTGAATTAACCATTGCCTTCTTATATTCCAAATCTCGCTGATTAACTGTTAATGCTGTATCTCTCACCCAGCACGCAATTGCAAGTGCCATCACCAGGTCATCATTATATGACCTCATAGCCTGTGCTTTGTTGTTGTTCCAGATGAAAGTTTTGAATTCGCCGATTATTCGTGAAGAATATATTGTAATTAGTTGGTTGCGAATGAATTCTTCCATCTTGGCGATTATTAGAGGGCGAGTTTTCGAAGAGGTGGTAAAACCAGGAACAGAGTTGTTTATCCCCTGTGCCTGTGTCTCTGTTATGTATTCGTGAGTTCCCTTAATAGAGAAATAAAGATTTGGATATTCTCTTTCTTGTAGCTTCTCTAAGATGGAAATTCCCAAACTATTGTTTTCTACGACGAGCATACAGTCGCCGTACTCTCTGCCTGTGCTGTCAAGAATTGAAGCGAACTGTTCTAGGTTTGGTTTGCCCTGATATTCTCCGATAACTTCCATTGTCTCCAGTTTGATAATGTGAAACACAGAATAGTCAGCAGCATCACCTCTGGCGACATCTGCTACGAGAAGATAAGCACAGGAAGCATCATATTGCTCCCAAAGCCAAAGGTTTCGGTCAAAGCCGACTCGGTACTTGGGCTCCGTTATTCCGTCGTAAAGCCGGTTAATGTCGGCGGCCGAGATGACTGTTTCGCCTGATGCATTAAAGTTACACTCAAGCTCTTGTGCTATCTGGCGAGCAGACATGTTGCGAGTTTCTTTTGCGAACCACTCTTCGTCTCGCTCTGGGTGAACATCCCATGGGAGGACGACTGGGTGGAAGTCATTAATGCCAGCATCTGCCTCGACATAGACTTTATGGAACCAGTTACCAACACCGTTGGGTGTGGAGAGTGCTATGCATCGCCCACCAGTTGACAGAGTAGGGTATAAGCCAGTCCATAAATCTTCAAGCCCCTCAACATGGGCGGCCTCATCTATGACGAGGAGAGACAGGGCTTCAGAACGACCAGCATCGCCTGATGTGGATGATGCCTTGACTTCTGAGCCGTTAGTAAGAACAAAGGATGTCCTGTTGTCTATCTTGATGCTGGCTATTCGTAGCCAAGGCGGGAGGTACAGCATCATGCTCTTCACTTTCTTGACTAGGTTCGCTGCTGTCTGGAACTTGGTTGCGATGACGAGAACATTCTTGTCTCGATAGAACAGAAGCATCCAGCAGATGTAAGCTGCGGTAATGGTTGAGATGCCAAGCTGACGGCCTTTTAGGATGACATTGAAACGGTAATCGTCATAGTCTCCGAGCAAGTCGTCTTGGAATGGGTAAGTTTTGAACGGGATTAGCCCGTGCATTGGATGAGCTATCTTAGCGTAGTTGTTAATAAAGTATTGCGAATCTTTGCCGCACTTTATTATCTCTTTAACAATTTCTTTCCTAGAAAGCCCAGAGGACATTACTCCGCCTTATATGGGCTATGTATGTCCTTTCTAGATTTTACCTTTCCATCTTTTCGCGCAGGCTGTCCTTGGGTCGGGGCCTTTCGTTTGTCACCCTTCTCTTTCTTGCCCCATCCGCCCTGATCAATAAAAGACTTAAAGTCGGCTTCCATATCATCTTCGCTTGGGCTTTTGATGCCTTCGGCATCCACTCCGCCAATATCAAAATATTGTTTGGCTTGCACCCAAGTTCTCACACGAGATGTCTGCTGAACGATTGCATCAACATCTCCAGTCGACTTGAGGGTCAAAGCATTGCCAGTTATCTTCTTGTACTCTTTCTTAATAAATTTTGCGATATCGGCGATCATTTGCTCCAAGTCGCTCTCGAAGCCCTTCGCATAAACATCCTTGAGCTTCAACTCTGAATGATAATGAATGCACAACTGGTTTCCATAGAAGGACACCTTGAAGCCGTCCATAACGCGGGAATCTAAAATAGGATGCCCTTCTTCTCTTTTGAGGCCGACCTTGATGGGTTCACCTTTGTCGTCAAGTGCTCCATCGTGGCTATTCGCCATAACTTGCGAGATACCTCTAACAATTTCCATAGTGGTTGCCATCTATTTTTTCTCCTCGTTAAGTTTTCTTAACTCTTCAATTACAAGTGTTTTAATCTTGTCTTTAAGTGTTTTGTTGCTTTCAGTCATATATGCCTGAGCCATGGCCTTCTCAACACTGGGGTCAAACCCGCGAGAGGGAAGCTGATGATAAGCCATAGAGGCCAAGTGAGAATCTATACTATTAAGGACTCGCAAAATCGAATGAGCATGATCATCCATCTGTTTGTTCGTGCCTGTATGCTTTTTCTCTTTTGCCATTTATTCTGGTCTCCAACCTGTTTTCCAGCGATCTTCTCGCCCGTCTACCCACTGAATGTAGCACTTATAACAACAATCAAATTTGTTCATGAAAACATCATCGCGAATTTTGAAAGAATAAGCTCCGCAAACAGGACAAGATCTTTTTGTAGTTTCTCTATTAAGTAGTTTTCTCGACATTAAAATGCCATCTACTTCTATTTTCTCGTCTCGGTCTTCTGTATCTCTTTCTTTCTCGGCGAGTTTCTTCAATTGCTCTTCGTATTCTTTCTCTTTTTCTTCGTCCCAGTTTCCTCTAGGGTTCTGGACGGTCTCTTCGCCATACTTCTTGGCGATAGCCTGTTCCACCTTCACAACATAATTTGGATCTTTCTTCTTCATTTCGCCACATGAACGACAAATGCTGTTGTCGCGATGCCCACGGCTGCTCCGCCTACTGCCCACCATAGCTTATTAGATGGCGAGTGGCCCTTTACGAGTTCGTGAAGAGCATCGATCTCTTTATCTTTGGCTTCGACTGTAACCTTATACTCTTCTTCTAGCGATGAGATGCGAAGGTTGAGTGTGTCGATTTCCAAAGTAAACTTCAGTTCTTGCTTCTCTAGCTCGTATCCAAGCTGAAGTTCGTATTCTTCTTTCACCAACTGGCTCTTCGCCAATATCTCTGCTGTTGCCTCTGGGTTGAACAAGGCTCCTTCAAATGGAGCAGGCTGGTTCTTCCCAAGGAAAGTGAACTGAGGGGCTGCTTGTGCGAGAGAGGGGAGGCA